CACGTAATACCACTACAAAAACTACTTAAAGATATAGCGCAGTATCGTGTGGCTGAAAAGGTATTCGTGTTCCCAAATGGTAGTCGTATTAAACTTGGTTACTGCGCAAGCGAAAGCGATGTATTACAATTTCAAGGTCAATCGTATGACGTAATCTTTATGGAAGAAGCGGGATTGTTTACACCGTTCCAATTTCAAACGTTGACTGAGTGTAACCGTCTTAGTGGCAACATCAAAGAGCCGTTTAATCCACGAATGTATTTTACAGCCAATCCGGGCGGACCATTACACGCAGAGTTGAAACGATTATTCGTCGATAGAGAATATAAACCAACCGAAAAAGCCGAAGATTATACATTTATTGAAGCGCGAGTATATGACAACGAATTTATTATGGAAAATGACCCTGACTATGTAAGAGCGTTAGAAAGGCTGCCAGAGAAGCGTCGTCGCATGATGTTAGAGGGCGATTGGAACGCAATCGAAGGACAATTTTTTGACGAATTTGATACAAGTATACACGTTATTAAGCCAAGACCAATCGGAAAAGATTGGCGTAAGTATGTCGTGTTTGACTATGGGCTAGATATGTTTGCGTGTTACTTTATAGCGCTAGACCAATTTGGCTATGCTTACGTTTATAAAGAGATTTACGAGAGCAATCTTATTGTAACTGAAGCAATAAAGAAACTGAACGACTATACAAACGAAAGGATATATGCTTATCTTGCACCACCCGACCTATGGAACAGACACAGTGACACCGGTCGTAGCACTGCCGATATATTTGCTGAAAACGGCATTTATTTAACCAAAGCAAACAATGACAGAATAAACGGTTGGCTTATGGTTAAAGAGTGGCTATCGATGACAAAAGATGAACATGGTAACGAGTTTCCAAAACTACGTATATTTGAAACTTGTCCCAACTTAATAAGGACATTGCAATTGCTTGTTTATGATCCAAAAGACCCCAACGACGCGCTTGCAACAAACCACGAACATTCGCACGCACCCGACGCTTTACGTTATTGGTGTATTAGTTGGAATTATCCGCCTTCTAGGGAAGGCAATATTTATAAACCAACCGCATTTGAAAAATTCTTTGGTATAAAACACGAAACGAAAGGAGGTTATGCAGAGTGGGAAAACGATTAAAAGCAATAGAAAAGCAACTTGAACGCCTAGAACACGAAGCAATATACGAAAGAGTGCTGGAACTTGAAACCGAAAACGTAAAACTAACACAAGAAACGAAAGAACTTAAAAAAGCACAAGAAGAAATGCTTAAAAGCCTTGCTAGAGCGAACGAAACTTTAAAAGCGTATAAAGATACAACTCAAGCTCTTACAAACGATTTAGCGGACTTAAAACTAGCATTATCGGTATATCAAGGCATAGCAAACGAACTAAAAGAACTTAATCAAAAGCAAGCAAAGACAAATCAAATATTTAGCGAATGGCTATATGGCGCAAAAGGAGATGAATAAGTGTGGCGGATGAAACAACATACAAAGACGATAACATAACAAGTATGTGGAAGGACTACGAACGAGGCAAGCGCTTTTTAGAAAGCAAAGGCTTAACCACCGCAATCCCACGCTACGTTGCTTTTTATGAAGGCGACCAATGGGCAAAACCAACCGAAGCAACCAAATCAATGCCACGACCAGTGTTCAATTTCATTAAAATGATTGTCGACAACAAGGTGTCAAACATTGTTGGCAGTCCTGTAAAGTTGAACTATATAGCCGAAAACAACAAAGTAGCAACACAAAAATTTACACGCTTTGCCCACTTTATACTTAAAGAGATGGGCATGGAAAACATTGACTATGAAGCGATACTCACTGACCGCAAAAAAGGCACATTCGTTAAACATTATTATTGGAGCGAAGAAGCGCATGGCAAAAAAGGCAAGTTTGAGGGAGGCTTAAGGTGTCAACTGATTGACCCTTTAAATGTATATGTAGCCGACCCAAACGAGAAAGACATACAAAAGCAAAAATGGATAATGGTTGCAGTTCGTGAAGAAGTAAGCAAGGTTAAAAAAATGGCAGACAAGAAATACCACGATAAAATTTGTCCTGACGAACTTGAAAGCCCTTATGGAAACAAGCGAGAACTAGAAGGCAGCGAACTTGTAACGGTGTTAACGAAATACTTTAAAAAAGATGGCGAAGTGTATTATGAGCGTTCAACTAAATATACGCCTTTAAAAGACGAAGCAACACCAATTAATCCATATTTGGTAGCAAAGAAATTTAAAATCAAAGACGTTGACGGTAAAGGCACAAGCCAACCAGACGAAAAACTAGAACAAGACAAACAAGAAAATTATTACATGGCAACACTGTATCCTATTGAGATTTGCAGTTTAGACCCAAGCGACGACTGTATTTATGGTCTTAGCGAAATTAAGAACATGATGGTGGCACAAAAACTTGTCAATTTTAATCTTGCAATGGGAGCATTAAACTTGCAAGAACTTGGAGCGCCAAAAGTGCTTGTTAAACCAAACGCATTACAAGGGCAAACATTAACCAATCAACCCGGTCAAGTGGTTGTTGACTATACGCCGGGTAATCAGTGGGGAATACAAAACCTACAAGCAACACCGTTTACCGCACAAGCATTACAATTTGCACCAGCACTTATTAACTTAATAAGAACCGTATCAAATGCAACCGAAGTAATTACAGGCGAAATGGTAAGTAAAGACTTATCGGGTTATGCAATCGCACAATTACAAGCGCAAGCACAAAAGCCTATCGAAATGCAACGAAAGAGATTTTGGCAACACAAAGAACGAGAAGGTAAGATACTTGAAATGTTCTTTAAGTTATATTACGACAACAAACCGTTTTCGTATAAAAATTCGCTTGAAGAAAAGATTGCAATGCGACAAGCAAATCCAATGCAAAACGTTCCTGAAACAACTGCTGATATTTTTAATGGTGAAGAGTTCCAAGACATCAATTTTAACATAATTGTCGAAGCGGGAGCAGGAACACAATACAGCGAAATTCAGGCTATGAACTTACTAGACAAATTGCTTGAAATGCAGTTAATAGACCTTGACTTCTATCGCCAAGAATATCCGCCAACCGCAATGCCATTTAAAGAAGCATTAGGCGAATATATCTACTTCAAAGAACAAAAAGAAGTTGAACAATTACGACAACTTGTAGCAGAACAAGCGCAAATGATTGAACAATTAAAAGCAACAACCGAACAACAAGAAGCAGACATTCAAAACTTCGCAAGAGAATTAAGTAAGTCAAACAAGATTAATGCAAGTTTGCAACAAGAGTATTCAATCAAGTTACAACAATTAATGGGAGGACAAGCCCAACCACAACAACCCAAATAGCATTTTTCTTAAATTTATTCCTTTCCCGATGGGGGATAGTGGGATGCCTCCTAACCATTTATCCCCTGCCTTTAAACTGAAGATAAAAACTGCGACGCCTCTGGTTATCCAAGCGTACCAGCGCAGACACCTTCATTCTGGTACCGAGAATGAAGCCGTAAAATGGTAATTCACAACCGAATTACAGGCGGCATTACTCACCCTTTCTAATGCGTTAGAGGGGAAAGCCGGTATAGAGGCTTAAAACCTATACCATTGGTGTAAGGCTAGTGAGGTTAGAAAGGTTCCTAACGCACTTCTTATAATTAAGAAGTACCTGAGATGGTGGAAGACCGCCCACCCACTAGCCACACCTTAAACCACGCAAGGCAAAAGCGAAAAAATGCCACTTACAAAAATTCGCAAGTGGATAGCGTAAAAATCACAGACTTCGCCAACCGATAGGCGTGTCAAGAAAGGACAGAACAATGGAATTAGAACAAAAACAAACGGTTGAAACGGTAGAAAACAAAAACGAAATCGAAATTAACGAAGATTTTAGCGATAATGATACACAGACACAACAAGAAGAACAGAAAGAACAAAAAGAACAATCTACCGAAGAAATACCAAAAAAGCAAGACAAGAAAACAAATGCTGAGTACGCACAAAAGCGTAGAGAGCAAGAGCGTTTAGAACAAGAACGCAAAGCACTAGAACGGCAAGCAGAGTTGAGGGGAATACGCAAAGCGCTTAAAAACACAAACCCTTACACTGACGAGCCGATGGAAACAGACGAAGATGTTGAGTTTTACTTGACACAAGTTGAAATGGAAAAGGAAGGGCTAGACCCGTTATCACTAAAGGATTACAAGACGTTCCAATTAAAGAACCAAGAAGCAACTAAGCAAACAAAACAGCGTGAAGAGTTTTTACGAAAAGACAGTGAGGAGTTTGTAAAAAAATATCCTTCCGTAAAAGTTGATGAGTTGTTTGCAGACACAAGATTTAAAAGATTTTCAAAAGGCAAACTGGGTAATGTGCCGCTTGCGGAAGTTTATGAGGATTACCAAGAGTTTATTAGCGAGATTGATACTAAAGCACAAGAACTAGCGGAGAAACGCCTTGCTAAGACTATTGCAAGTCCGGGCGATTTAAAGCCAAGCGGAGCAGATACAAAGCAAGAAAGACTTTACACTTTTGAAGAATTAAAGAAAATGAGCCAAGCCGAAATTAGTAAAAATTGGGACTTGGTAAAAAAAATCACAAGAAGCATTAATTAAGCAGAAAAAATGAAGAAAGGAAGATTAAACAATGGCATACGATACATTTATTCCAACAATATGGAATGAAGCATTAAACAGAGAACTTAAACCAAAATACAAATTAGCACAACACACAAACAGAGAATATGAGGGTGACGTAAAACAGGCGGGCGATAGCGTTCGCATCTTAAACGTAGGTAGACCTACAATTTATTCAACTACAACAGACAGTAAAGAAACGTTCCACACACGTATTAATGCACCAGAAATGATTGACAACTCCAGCATTACGTTACAAGTTAAGCAAATTCGCTATTTCAACTATTATGTAGGCGACATTGACAAATGGCAAATGCTTAATGATGGTAAAGTAATGGCTGCATATCGTGCTGAAACAACTGACGCATTAGCAAACGAAGTTGACGCTTACTTAGGACAAACAATTTTCGTAGGAGCAGACGTTCCTGTGATTACAAACGCTTTTTCAAACGCTACTTATGGCTACATTAAAGTAACTGCTGGCGATAGCGCCAGTACACCCGCAGCGGGCGCAGAACAAAACGTTCTTGAATTACTTGACGAAGTTGTATTAAAAGCAAGACAAAACGACATTCCAGACAGCACACCATTATATGTAGACTGCACACCAAAATTCTTCGGCTTAGTGCGTAGAGCATTAGCAAAATTTTTAACAGACAATGTTAAAATAGTTGAAGGTAGAGAATACGTAGAATACAACAACCTACGCATTTCTTGGAGCAACAATGTTAAGACGGTTGCGGCGGTTGGAGGAGCAAACGCTTATTATGAATATGTAACAGTACGCACAGACAGAGCAGTAGCATACGTTCACCCATTAACACATAGCGAACCATATCGCCCTGAAGATGGCTTTTCAGACGCTATCAAAGGTTATATCGTATTTGATGGAATGGTAACAAGACCAAAAGAAATCTTCAACATTAAGGTTACTTATTAGTAGCCCGTGTTGAAAGAAAGGAAAAAGGTAACAAACTATGGCAGCAGTAGAAATTACTCCAATTAAATTAACAAGTTTTAACACGATCACAAAAGAAACAGCCGCTACCGATTTTGCAGCAATCGACGCAACGGACGGAGCATATTTTGTAATGGCAAAAGGCGGCGATAAATACGTTATCGGCATTAAAAACGCTGTTGCAGATACGGGGGACAAAACCATTACAATCAAAGCGGGCAACGGCTTACAAGGCACAAATAACATTTCGTTAGTGCTAGCAAAAGGTGAAATTGCATGGGTGGTGTTAGATAGCGGCAAATTTAAAAACGTATATGGTGCAAATAAAGGCAAAGTAATTTTAACAGGAACAGACAATAACCTACAAGTCAAAGTCATTGAATTGCCATAAGCGACACGCCGATAGAAAGTAGGTGAAATAATGGCAAGAACAGAATTAAACGTAATTCAATTTACGAAATACAACCAAGCAATATACCCACACGACTATTATATTGAAGTAGATAACGATACTGAAGGAAAATTAGTAGTTGTAGAAGCAAATGCGGGCGCAAACCAAATAAACTATAATGATGACGCATTGATTGGTATAGACGGTTTACCGTTATTTAGCGCATTTGACACAGTAGCAACAC